ACGCAACAGGTGCAATAGCCGCTTTTACTGCTGGTCTATGGTCTAACTCTGCGGCAATTACAAGTCTAAAAATTACACCAGGTTCTGGAACTTTTGCCCAATACTCAACCGCTACCCTTTACGGAATAAAGAACTCATAAGGAGAAGAAATGCCAACTAAACTAGTCGTAGATTGCAGCACAGGCGCAGTTGAGGAAATTGAATTAACTGCCGAAGAAATTGCACAACGCGAAGCAGATGCCGAAGCCGCAGCACAAGCAAAGGCAGACGAAGAAGCCGCCGCAGCCGCTAAGCAAGCTGAGAAGGAAGCAATCGCAGCTAAGCTCGGTCTAACCGCTGAGGAATTGGTGAAGCTACTTGGCTAAGTTGTGTAAAGCTGGGCAACAACTCAGAGAGCAGATAGACGATGCGTTCCCCGATAGAAATAGAAATGCCCCTGAGGGGTGGCTCGGTGATTCACGCCATGCCGCCAGAGTTAGCGATCATAACCCTGACCCTGCTTCGCAAATTGTACGCGCCTACGACTTTAACGCTGATCTTGGATCAAGCAAACACGAAGCGTTCGACCTTGCTGATCAGCTTCGATTACTTGCCCGATCTGATAAACGAATTTCTTACATAATCTTCAATGGTAAAATTGCCAGCTGGAGAAAGAATTACAAGTGGAGAGCGTACAGAGGAATTAATCCGCACAAATCGCATATCCATATCAGTTTTACTGCGAAGGGCGATGAAGATCGCAGTATGTTCAGAATACCGCTACTCACGGGAGAGCCAATAAATGGAACAAGCAAAAGCAGTCGCCGCAAGTTGGGCAAGATCCTTTCTAGCAGCAGGAATAGCAACATACTTAGCGGTGGGTTGGGATGCACCTGCAATTGTCAATGCCGCTCTGGTCGCGAGTCTGCCGGTTATTCTCCGCTGGCTCAATCCTAACGACACAGCTTTCGGAAGGCGATGACTCCCGCTGAGTGGGCTGCGTTTGTTGCAGCCATTCTTTCGTGCTGTGCACTTATTGTCGGCGGACTTCGTTACATTATTCGTCATGAAGTACCCGGCATTTTGGAAGCTTCAAACATCGTGTCGCGCATCGATAAGTTAGAGCGCATGGTCTTAGAATTGCTTACTAATGAGCGCAAGAAAACCCACAAAAAGCGAACTAGCCGCTAAGCGTAAGCGCAAGGAAAGTGCTGCGCGTAGAGCTGGTTTTGAGCCATTAAAGCCTATTGATATTTGGGCTGCACAAATTGTGGAGTGTTATGAAGCGCTTGTGCGGGCAGGTTATGGAGAAGATAGAGCGCGCTGGTACATAGAAGAGCAGATGCGCCTACCTGACTGGATAATCCCGAATCCAGACTTAGATCCATACGAGGATGACGAGGACGAAGATTAAGCGAATCGTAGTCATTTCCGATTTACAAGTTCCCTTTGAAGATAAGAAAGCCGTAAAGAATGTCGCACAGTTCATCCGAAAATACAAGCCTGACAGCGTTCTATGCGTGGGCGATGAAATCGACTTCCAAACAATTAGCCGCTGGTCATCCGGTAGGGATGAGTGGTCGGGAAGTATTGGTAGAGATCGTGACAGAACTGTCGAAGTCTTATCCGAATTGCAAGTTCAACATCTCTCACGAAGCAATCACAGCGCCCGACTCTACAATTCCTTAAGTAAGCGCCTACCGGGTCTTATCGGGTTGCCTGAGCTGACTATCGAGCGCTTTCTACGCCTAGATGAACTAGGCATCACCTATCATCATAAGCCCTACCAATTTCACGAAGATTGGGTTATGGTTCATGGAGACGAGCAGAGCACCAAGCCACAAGGGGGTTTAACAGCCCTAGAAGCCGCTAAGAGGCATGGAAAGAGCGTGGTGTGTGGTCATACCCACAGGCAGGGCATTTCGTCCTTTACAACGGCTTCAGGGGGCGTTTTAACGGGTATCCTGACAGGGTTTGAAGTAGGTCATTTAATGGATGAAACTAAGGCTTATTACACTAAGGGCACAATGAACTGGCAAAAAGGTTTCGGGATTATTTACATAGACCGCAAGCGTGTTCAGCCTGTGGCTATTCCTGTTGAGCGTGACGGCAGCTTTATAGTGGAAGGCAAGCGTTTTGGTTGATGACATCTATCCCATTAGGCGTTCAATTGATGACCACGTTGACGCAATTGACTTGGGCGTGTCGTTGACAAAATAGGGTTTAACCCTTCAAAATAGGATTTGAAATCCTATTTGAAAGGGGATTTGAAATGGGCATAATCCGATTTGATCGGAAGTCCGGTGCTTACACGGACGGAAAACATTATGTAAGAGCGTCTTTCATTCGGAAATACGCTAAAGACAAGCTCGGCATTAGCCAACAGCGCGGCAGACTAAGCCGCGAAGTTTTGGCTGCTTACTTTCTTGATGTTCATGGGGTGAGCGCAGATGTCGAATAACTTTACAGCTGAACAAATAGCCTTGATTTGTCTTGGCTTATTTGTCGTGTTTTGGATTATCTATGCAGGAATAATATCAATCTATCAAAGGGGCTATCAGAATGGATGGGCAAAAGGATACACACGGGGCAAAGTCGTACAAAGCGAAAGACTTGTTGACTGATGCAGCCGACATTATTGATGAACGAGGATTTGAATACGGACATCCCGCAATCAATATCAAGCGAATCTCTGAGTTATGGGCTAGCTATTTCGGACGACCAATTGATCCGTTGGACGTGTGTATCTGCATGGCGCTGGTCAAAATCTCAAGGCTCGCTGAAACTCCAAACCGGGACAGTTTTATTGACTTGGTTTCCTATGCTGCGCTCGCAGGTGAGATGGCGCTCGGTACGGACTGGGCTGATTATGGCAAAGATTTCGCCTAGTAAGCGTGGGACATGGTGCGACTATTGCAAGATGAGATGGGGCACAAGTGATGTGCGTGGTCAAACGCAAGCGGTGTGGACGATTACGTCATTTGTCCACAACAAAGTCATTGACAGGCATTACTGCTTTACTTGCGCTAAAGAAGCCCAAACGTGGCACGATGGCACGACTTGGAGCTTTAAGGAACAACTCGACTACAAAGAAGGAAAGCAGGAATTAGATGTTCAACTTGGAGAATTATGAAGATGTGGATACAAGGATTCATAAGTTTTATGCTGAGAATCCCGATGGTGCAATCATTACAGAGCTTGTTAGCAATGACGAGGAAAAAGGCATTGTTATCTTTAAGGCATACGCTTACCGCACCTATCTTGATATTAATCCTTCCGCTGTTGGTTATGCGCGTGGTGCTCGCAAAGATCGTGGTGTGGATCGCGATTTTTGGGTTGAGAATTGCGAGAGCAGCAGCATTGGAAGATGCTTGGCGAATCTCGGATTGTCTGCTAAAGGAAAGCGCCCTAGTTCTTTGGAAATGGCAAAGGTTAATGACAGTAAGGCAAGCCTTGAACCCATACGCGTTCGCACTCAAGAGCAGAAGGAGTTTCTAAGTGCTAGAAACAAAGAAAGTGAAATCATCTGGGATACAACAATTGAGCCACCGGCTGACGTTGCACCCGCATTTGAGGATGCAGTTGATCTTATTCAGCAGACATTTAATACCGAGCCTGTTCCAACTTGTAAGCATGGTGCTCGCGTCTTGCGTGAGGGTACTGGCAAAAACGGCGCTTATCGTGGTTGGGTGTGTTCTCTTCCTATGAAGCGTAAAGCTGAACAATGCAAGTCTATTTGGATGGTCATAGATCCAAGTGGCAAATGGCATTTCAGACCTGAAGATGAAGCTGAGATAGCGGGGTGATGAAATGTTAGTAATGGATAAACAATTAGACGTGTGCGACAATTGTAACGAGCCTATAACTGCGGGGGCAGTTAAGCCGTGCGAATGTCGCACCTGTCATGTGAGGTCAAACTAATGAGCAAATCACGAAAGGTAAGAGGTCGTGAGAGCGAGCGTATATTAGCACAATATCTGCGTGATCATGGTTGGGCACACGCGCATCAAGTTGGATCAGGGGCTAGCGGCAGCGATATTCAAGGAATAGAAGGATTGGATATTGAAGTGAAAAGCCGGTCAAAGTTTGATCCAGCAGCAACGATGCGACAGCTCAAACAACGCAAGACCAATGGGATGGGCGTAGCCGTCATGCGCCTAAATGGTCAAGGAGAAGCCGCTATCGATGATTGGGTGGCGGTTCTCCGCGTTGAAGATTTAGTCTACTTACTGAAAGCCAATGGCTACTGAGCCACAACTAATCCATAGGTGTTTAGGCTGTGGATTATGGATATATGGGAAGCGAGATAAATGTGAATCGTGTACAAATATCGACAATTGAGAACAAAACCGCAGGTCAGAGGGTTGCCCTTGACAAGCGTGGTATGCTCAGAAC